CATATGTAAATAGCGATATATTAGGACTTTTAGGTATTGCAACTTTTTGGTAAAGAATGCTTGACTTATTAAAAAATTATTAGTAATTTGTAAAAATAAACTTAAACATAAAATAAAAGAGGTTATGATGATAAAAATAAATGATGTATGTAGATATGATGAGATGGTGCCTCTCAGTATCCTAACTGAGAGTGAAATTAATAAAAAAACATACGGAGATATTAAAAAGGATAGAGAATATTTAGACCAATTAAAAGTAACTTTAGAAGATCAAGGATTAAATAGCCCTTTGACAGTTTATAAAGGCACTAAACAAATTATTAAAGGTCACCACAGAAAAATTATTCTTAATGAGGCTGGTAATGAGAAGGCGCCAGTAGTATATGTAGAAAAACCAAAAAGTAAAACAGAAGAAATGGAAATGGTTTTAGGTGATAACTTAAGAAAAAAGTTAACTATAACAGAAAAACATAAAGCCGTAAAACATTCTATTAAAGTTCGTGTTGAGGAACACGGTGATATAGATGATAAACATAAAAAACAATATTGTGCTATGGTTCAGTTAGGATGGGATAGTTTTAAAAAACTTGAAGAACTATTAAATGAAGGTAGAAAAGATTTATATGATAGAATAGATGCTGATCAAGATAGTTTGTCATTAAAAAGAGCCTATCAAATGATGAATGAGGATATCAAGAATAGTGGTAAAAAGTTATCTGCTTCACCAGCATTATTTGATATCGTAAAAACAAGACATATAACAAAAACACTACATGGTGTTAGTGAGTCAATGAATGAAATATTATCAGTACAAACTAGATTAAATGGTATTTATCATAAATTTTTACCATATATTCAAGAGAATGGCTTGTCTCTTTTGACACATGAGTTGTTTAGTCATAGTCTTGCTAAAGTCATGTCAATGGATGAAGACATTAATTGTGTTGCTCCAAATAATCAAAAGATAAATGATTTAGAGATTACAGGTTACAATTGGTCACCTGAAACTAAAACATCTATTTTTGGTGGTAATACAAAAATGCCTAAAGGTTGGATTTCTCATTCACAAAAACAAGGATATTTCTTTTTATTAACACATAATGATGATTATACATTGTTTGGTCTGATTTATTGTTTTGTTCCATTTGAAGCTTGGAAGAGGGCTGGAACAAATTGGAAATTAGAATTGAGCAAAGTTGCTGAGTTAGAAAACAAGAAAATTATGTGTGGTAAACTTAAACAAGACAAAAATGACGAATGGCATTTACATTTAGGTGAACCAAGAATAGGAGAGTGATATGAAAGAACTAACACCTGAACAAATCCAAGAAAATTGGTCTAAACTTAGGAGTATCATCAATGATACTTTTGCTGGGGAGAGACTTGAGAATCTAAACAAGATGTATGATTACTTCGAAGAAAGAATGTGTCTTGCTCCAGCAAGTGGTAAAGAACATTTCCACAATGCTCATCCAGGTGGGTATGTGGAACATGTTTTACATATTGTTGATTTTGCTGGACAATTATGGGATGTGTGGGGAAGAAACGGTGCCACTATTGACAACTTCGATAAAGAAGAGTTGATATTTGCTGCTCTTCATCACGACTTAGGTAAAGTTGGAGACTTATCGGAAGATAACTACATACATAATGATTCAGACTGGCATAGAAAGAATCAAGGATTGATTTATAAACACAATCCAAAGTTACAATATATGACCGTTACTGATAGAGCCTGTTGGTTACTTCAACATTTTGGTATCAATATGTCAGAGAATGAGTATATTGGGTTAAGATTGACAGACGGATTATATGAAGAAGCTAACAAGACTTACTATATGAATTGGAGTAAAGACAATCAGTTGGCGACTAACATTGCTTATATCTTACATCAAGCTGATATGATGGCTAGTAAGATTGAGTATGACGAATGGGCAAGAGGTGACCATGATATCAAGGTAGAGAAAGAAGAAGAGGTAAAGAAGAAGTCACAACAATCCGCAGCTGCGAATCAGGCATTCAAAGACCTGTTCGGAGAATAATGTACCTAGATTATTTCGACAAGTTTAAGAACCAAGAACCATATCTTCACATCGATGAAAAAGAATGGACTTACATAAAAGATACATTCGAGAAAGATGATGTAAAAGAGTCTCTGGCAAAAGTCGCTATGGACTATCCGATGCCGACTATGGAGATGACCGAAGAAGATTGTCGTAAGGATTTCAACAAGTTAAAAGGAACTTGGGTTTACGATATTCTGAAGGAAGGAGAGTGGTTTGGAAGGTCTGAAGATGGTTATGAATATCCATTAACTTATCACGGTGAACAATGGTACTTTGCTAGAAATAACATCGGTAACAAATCATCTAATTACTTTCAACAAGAAAACAGATGGTCAGTAGATGGTTCAGTATCACCTGGTCCTAAACGAACTTGGGAAAATGAAAAGTTTATGACATCATTGATGGGTTCAGCATATAGTCTGAAACTACCAAAGATAGACAGGTCAGCATTAAGAGTTATGATAGGACTTCGTAAGTATATATGTAGTCAGTTCAAACCAAATGTAGCAAAAGCTATGTACGACTTATTCAAGGTCAAAAATGTTATGGACTTTTCAATGGGGTGGGGAGATAGGTTAGCTGGTTTCTTTGCTAGTCAGAATACAGAGTTGTATGTTGGTGTCGATCCTCGTAAAGAGAACCATCCGATTTACAGAGAACAGGCTGATTACTACGAAGGTCAACTTACAATGTTCGAGACGATGAAAAAGGTTGACTTCTACTGTGAGGCTGCCGAGGACTTCTATTATGACGGATACGAGGACACCTTTGATATTATATTTACATCACCACCTTATTTTAATGTGGAAAGATATAGTCACGATGATACACAAAGTTGGATTAGATATAAAGATATTGATGGGTGGAATACTCTATTTCTACAGAAAGCTCTTGACAATATGTTACCGACCTTAAGAAGTGGTGGTAAGTTATGTATTAACATATCAGATGTTTATGCCAATTCTAAATGGTCATCGGATAGGTGTTGGTTAAAGATATGTGACCCGATGAATGAGTTTCTTGATGAATACAGAGACATGGAATATATAGGTTGTATTGGAATGGAAATGGCTAAACGACCTAATAGTGGTGGAGCTGGAACTGCGAAAGATACCACACAATATAGTGAAGAATCATTGAAGTTAGCAGAGGAAACTAAAGATAAAAGATTTTGTGAACCAATTTGGATATGGGAAAAGAAATAATTTGTATATTCCTTGTGAGAAAATATAACGAAGTCAAAATAAAGGTATATTTATAGTTATGAACCAACATGACAGAAAACAGTTAGAGATAGCACATCTTAAATTGGATGATATGAGACAAGACCTTGTTGATTTAAAAAACGACATGGAAAAGGCTCACCAAAAAACAGATGAATCATTAAGTTTTATAAAAGAAAACCTATTTAATCCACACGAAGGATTATGGGCTGAAACAAAAGAAAATACAAGGTTTAGAGAAAATTCACAAAAGTGGAGAGGTATTATTGGAGTAGGTTTTATAGGTTTGGTTATTGAGAAGGTTTGGTCAATATTCACATAGATAAACAAAAAGTCTTAGAAAAATTAGAAGAATGGATGGATTGGTTAGAAACACCAAACGATGACTTTGGTGGTTTTCCTGTTTGTCCATTTCTAGCACCTGAAAGAAAGACTAATAAATTACTGATTGAGTTTTACAATCCTGAAGAGGGTTCTATCTTTGAGTCAATAAAAAAGTTTGATAAAAATGATGACTACACCACGGCTATGTATTTACACACCGATTATCATGGTAACTATACGGTGGTCAACTACCAGAATTTTATCAATGAAAGTTTAAAGAAAATAGGTTTGGGACATCTAAAAGCTGTCTGTTTCAATCCATACGACAAAAGAAAAACAAATGGTGTATTAACACGAAAAGACGCACCTTGTTTTATAACGAGTATTGCCACAAGAGAGGCATTAGGTTCAGCTTATAGAAAATTACAACCTACAACTTATTGGAAAAAAAATCGAGAAAATGCTTGACTCGTATTTATATTTAGAGTTAAATTTGGGTATAAGGAGTCAAAAATGAATTCACTAACAAAAAAAGAAATAAAAGAGTTGAAAAGAAAAATAGCTCTTCCTACTGTTAGAAAAGGTTCTAAAGGTGCAATCGTACCACCTGAACTTTCAGAAGAGGAATTTAACTTTCTTGTCTTCGTTATGTTGAAACCTATGAGAGAATCAAACCTCAAAAAGTCTGGTGGTGGTGTCCAAAAGAATTGGACTAAGATGTCCAAAGCCGAAAGAGCTGAAGAGATGCAAAGGTCGAGGTTAAAACGAGGAGAGGGAACTACTGGTTCAAGGGAAATGAATGTCTAATAAAGAGAGATATAAAAGAGAAATAAAAGACCTAAGAGACTTGTTAAATGATAACGAGTACACGAGAACCTTACCAACCGGTTATCATCAGTTTTTATCTGAAATGCACAGAAAGTTAGTTAGTGATTTTGAAATAACACCAAAGATGTTGGATTCCATCCAAACCGCAGCAGCAACCTACCGAACTTATGGTGATCCTGATATGAAGAGGAAAAGAGAAGCGATGTTATCCAAGATAACCAAACTCAAATATTTATTAACGAAGTGTGGATATACCCGTCAGTATGAATATGAGAAAATGGAGTTCTTGGACAGTATAACTAAACGAGTTCATGCCAAAGGTAAGTTAACACCTAAACAGGCTAAGTATGCTAACCAACTATTCAAACAATTTAATAAAAGGGTTTTACCATAATTTTAAAAAAAGTGAAAATAATGCTTGACTTATATAGCATTTTATTATTAGCTTTATATGTAATTAATAAGGAGTTTTTGAGTGAGTAAATATTCGGATTTTTGGTTTGATAATCGAAGGACAAGTTTGGTCGATGACCTGTTGTCTGACGATGACAAGCCAGTAAAAAAAGGTAAAGACCACATCGCTCTTGCCGGTCACAAAAGAGCCATTGGTAATTTTGTTCGTATCGTAAGTGGTCAAAATATTCCTGTCAAGTTCCCTTCTCGTGGAGATAGTTTTACCGATGGTAAGTCTGTTACTATCGGTGCTAACATCAATGAGAAGAACTTTGACTATGTAGTTGGTCTGGCTCTTCACGAAGGTAGTCACATAGCTTACTCTGATTTCAATGCATTTGGTGAAGTTCGTAACATGAAAAAAATCAGAGAGTTCGAATTAACCTATGATAAGATGGAGTTCTTTCGTGGGATAATAAACTATATTGAAGATAGACGAGTTGATAATATTGTCTTTAGAAATTCACCTGGCTACAAAGGTTACTACCATAGTCTTTACAACAAGTATTTCAATGGTAAGAAAGTTGCCAAAGGTCTTAATTCACAAATGTATCGTGAGTTGGACTTAGATTCTTATATGTTTAGAATTGTTAACTTCACTAATGAGGCTACTGATTTTGGTTCTCTTCCAAGACTAGCTGATATTTACAGACTAATCAATATGAAAAACATCTCAAGACTAAAATCTACTGATGATGCTATTCAGTTGGCTATGTCCGTTTGTGAGATTATCTTCAAGATTGTAGATAGTGCAGTTCAACCTGAGGATGGTAATGGTGATGGTAACAACGAAAACACCGAGAATGGGGAAAATAAAGACTCTGACGGTAATGCTGGTGGTAACGATAGTTCCGATGGAACTGAGGTTGATACTGGCGATGCTCAGATGACTCCTGATGATGGAGCTTCTACTAAGTCAAATAGTGATGACTTGACTCCACAACAACAGAAACAGATTCAGAATATGTTTGACAAACAAAAAGAGTTCTTGGACGGTCAAACTCCAAAATCTACTTTATCTAAAAAAGATTCAGAGATTGTCAATGCTCTATCAAACTCAAACACAGAGTTGGTCGAGGTTGGTGATGGTAGAATTGGTAAAGTTGGAACTGTTGTGATTCCTTCACTAACTAAAGAACTTATTGAGAGTGGTGCCTTTCCTTTCTTTCGTTCTCTTGATGACAAATACTATGATGAGTATTATTGGAGTGGTGGTACAAAAATGGTTGAGGCAATCAACGAAGGTTTCAGACTCGGTTCTATTCTCGGTAGAAAACTTAAGATTCGTGGTGAAGAAAAAGACTTGATTTTCACGAGACAAAACACAGGTAAAATCAACAAAAGATTAGTCTCTGAGTTAGGTTTTGGTAATGAAAATGTCTTTTCACAGATTCAGAAAGAAAGATACAACAAAGCTAACTTACACTTGTCAATTGATGGTTCTGGTTCTATGAGTGGTGGAAAGTTTGAGAAAGCCATTAAGTCTGCTGTTGCGATGTGTAAAGCTGCTGACATGGCTGGAAACATTCAAGTTACTGTTGATGTTAGATGGACTAACAAAGACAAGCCAATTGTTGTGATTATTTACAACAGTAAGAAAGATAAGTTGACTAAAATCAAAACTCTTTGGAAGGCTCTTCAACCTGGTGGAGTTACTCCTGAGTCGTTATGTTACGAAGCCATTATGAAGAAGTGGTTACAAGGTTCTACTGGTGAAGATAACTACTTTATCAACTATTCAGATGGAGCACCTTGGTTCTCCACTGGTGGTAGAAGATATGCCAGTCACGATGTTTATTATGCCGGTGATAGAGCCATTGACCACACTAGAAGAATGGTAAAAATGATGAAGAATAATGGAATCAAAATCATGAGTTACTTTATCTCTGAGGGTTTCAGAAGTGAAAATGATGAGAAAACTTTTAAGAAAATGTATGGTAAGGATGCGAGTTTCATCGATTGTACTAATATGATGAATGTCGCCAAAACAATGAACCAAAAGTTCCTTCAGAAGTAAATGATTCGAAAATGGTTACATAATAAAAAACTCAAAAACAACCCTATGTGTCCGTGTGGCTGGAGAATGAAACCAGCTACACGAAAGGGTTTTGACCATTATTGGGATTGTTTATGGGATGAGTGTACTTGGGAGGCATTTGTAAATGGAACGAGTACGAGTATAAAATTTTGGAGGAGTTGATTGAGAAATTTGGGAAATTTTTTTTGTGGGTTATATATATGAATCATAATTATTAATAAGGAGTATAAAATGACACTACCCGAACTAATCGATAGTTTAATAGAACTATCAACCGAAGAGATGCCCGATGAAGCTCGTAAATCTCTTGATGATGCCATCGACCATATCGTATCAAGTATGACCGATGGAGAGTTACAAGGTTTACTGGTCAAAGGTATGGAACATATCGATGCCGATGAAATCGAGATGGAAACACTAATGGTTAAGTCACTTTTAAACCAAAGTCTAGGTCTTGCGTAAACCAATAAAAGTCCAACCAAAAGATTGGGTTCGTATGATGTATTGTGTAAAACATTTGATGAAGTTACATCCCGAATACAATGAAATGATAATGCCATTTTATTCCAAAATGTATGACCTTTATCCATACAATGAAAATGACCCGTTTGATTTTGAATCAAGACCAAGAACATCTATTGAGCGTCAACTTGACGAACTAGCCGACTTAGAAAAGTTAAATCAAAAAGAAAGAGAAGCCATGAATAAAACACTTGATGAAATCATATGGGATTTGGGAATGAATTTACCAAGTTGGGATGATGACGAAGAGGAGTCAAAATGAAAAGAACACCAAGAAATCCACGGTCTTCACGACCATTTAGAAGTTTACAAGTAATACAAGCTTTACGGTCTATGGAAGAAACAATGGACAAAATTCAAGAAGTATTGAAAAGAATAGAAAGGAGTTTACAAAATGACAAAACGTAATCCGTGTAAAGTAATGAAAATAGAATATAATGAAAATGGAGTAATTGAAGTGGAACGCCGTGGATATGCTCAAGAACGTAAAACCGTTGATGGTGTGGAAATGGTATTTGTGATGGAAGGTGGAGATTCAGGTATTGGATTGTGGTATCCAACTAGTAACGTAACAATGACAAAGGGTAAGTGGACAAATGCAAAACGCGAATAAGTTGGGTTATTATCTTTGGAAACGTATCAACCAAGACCAAGAGAATTTTAGAAAGACTCGTCCACCAAACATTCGTGGACTTTATTTTAATCGTTTTGATATAGATAGTTATATAAGAGACTATTTTAATTATGGGATGGATTGGGATGACACGAGCAAAGAAGAGCTTTGGGACTCTCGGTATTGGGATGAAAGGGATGATGATGTTTAGCTTTTTGTTGGTGATATTGGGTGTGTTGGTAAGTCCTGTTATTATGGTGGTTTTATGGGTGTATTGGGCTAATCGTAGGGATAGAAGTAATGACGAATTGGGATAAGTTAAAAGAAATCAAACCAAAGCTTAATGTCGAGAAAACTCTTAGAGATATCAAGAGTATACTTAAACGACCACATAAAGTCTATGGTCATGGAGTTGTCTCGTATGTGGAGATGGAAAAGGCATTGAAAAGATTGAATAAGATAGAACAAGACCTTTTGGATTTGAAAGACCATTTAGGTCTATTAAGTGCGACCGATAGATTAAATATGATGGATAGTGAACCTATTAAAAAAGACCCGTTTACAAAAAAACCTATGGTTGCGGAATGGTCTGTTTATCAATTAGAGTGTAGTGATAAATCAATTTATACGGGTATATGTAAGGGTGATTTGAATAAACGAATGCAAGAACATGTTAATGGTAAAGGTAGTAAATATGTTAGGTCAAGGCTTCCATTTGAGTTGAAGTGGTCAAAAAGTGGTTTTACAGCAAGTCAAGCTTTGAAAGAAGAGTATAGAATTAAATCAATGAGTCCAAAAGACAAAAGGAAGTTATGGGAATGAAACACTCAAAAGAATATTATGATAATTTAATAACTCAATACGTTGAGGGTAAAGCCAAGATAAAAGGTGAGCATCCAGAGGATGTTAAGAAAGCCGTGGATATGTTTTTTCACGCGGGTAAAATGTTGGTGGATTATCCTGAGATTGAATCAATTCCCGCAGAGTATGTGGATAATTTAATAAGTGCTTTGGCAAAGCATCCTGAGTATCATTCATTAGTAGTGGACTTAATAAGTATTTTAAATGATGAAAGAGGTGAATGATGTTATTGGAATGTATTACGGTATGTTTTATATTGTGGTTAATTGACCAGATAGTGAATGATTTATGGTAGAAGTTATCTTTTACCTCGTTGTTATAGTCGTATCTTACCGACTTTCTCGTGAGTTAGAACGAGACATATTCAATAGTTAGCACTTTCTTATTTATAACACTTCTTACCCTCTATCGAGGGATATACACAATATATTCAATATAATACTTCATCTAAATGGTTACAGGTGGGGAGTCGTGGGTAATTTCGCAGCAATATAAGACTATACATCTGACAAATCTACTGATTATTGACTATATGACAGAGTACAGGATATAGTGCTCACACACACCTCAAAAAAACTATTTTTCTATAGGTTTTATAGCATTTTACTTGACTTATATGCTGTTTTAGTGTTATATTCCGACTATAGGCGTCAAGTTAGCTTTGGATTGATTACGCCAATTTATTCCAGAAAAACGCTAAATAATGCTTGACTCGTATTGGTTTTTCTTGTTATATTTAGGTATCCTTGAGGGGATGTGCTCCCCAAAGAGGTTGGTGTGAAGGGTATTGGATGGATTAATCACCTATCTAGCCTAATGGAGTCGTAGAACGAAAGGAAGTGATTATCTGAATAGTTCGTTGAGGCACACTCAGAGCGGCTGTGGGGTTCAAGTCCCCACCACACTACTGGAAAAAAGCTGGAAAATGCTTGACTTATATAGTGTTTCTTTCGTAGCTTTAACTGTAAATAAAGGAGAAAAAAAGGATGAATAAACCAACTGTCGGAACTGTCGTCAAAGTCGTTAAATCGGGCAATCGATATAACGCTGTCGATAGTGACGGTAATAAATATACCTCTGCCATAAGGACTGGCACGAGGAAAAAGGCGTATAACGCTGGTATGGCTCTTGAATGTCGAGAGGGCAAGAGTGGACGTATCTATTGGTGGAAAGTACCGATGGAACAATTCGGTGCAGTATCCCATGTACCTGACGCTCCAGCCGACATAGAGGTACCAGACGGTCATGACGCTATTGTAGATTTTATTTCTAATTCCTATGGACTTAAACCGAAAGGTTTGGTCATGAAGGAACTTAAGTGGAAGTACCTTATTAGGTCTGCCGTCAGAGGTAAGAACATTATGATGACTGGTCAAGCTGGTTGTGGTAAGACTATGGCGGCTAAGTCATTGGTCAATGCCCTCGATAGGCCTGACTTCTACTTTAACTTGGGTGCGACTCAAGATCCTAGAGCTTCTCTTATCGGTAATGTCCACTTCGACAAAGGTAAAGGAACTTACTTCTCAGAGTCGTTATTCGTTAAGGCTATTCAAACACCTAATGCCGTGATATTGCTTGACGAGTTAACAAGGGCTCATCCTGACGCTTGGAATATCTTGATGACCGTATTGGACTATGGTCAAAGATACTTAAGGTTGGACGAGGCAGACGGTCAAAATACCATCAAAGTGGCTGACGGTGTGACATTCATTGCGACTGCTAATATAGGTAATGAATACACAGCGACAAGACAGTTAGATAAAGCTCTTATGGACAGATTTACTGTCATAGAGATGGACATTTTGACAGACGAAGAAGAGCTCGGTTTACTTAAATATATGTTTCCTACCATAGACGAAAGTGAACTAAAAAATATATCGTCCATTACCCATTTGACTCGTGTTGAGGCTCAAAACGATAACCCTCGTATAACGAGTGGTGTGTCAACAAGAACCTCAGTAGAGATTGCTGGGTTATTGTTTGATGGGTTCTCACTAATAGAAGCTGCTGACATCACCATTTACCCTCAGTATGACGCTACTGGTGGTATTGACTCAGAGAGAACATTCGTCAAACAAATCGTACAGAAGTTCGTGTCTGATGGTAGTGACGAAGAACTCTTTACTGACCACGAGATAGAGGACGAAAGCTAAAAGATATCCACCCTACCTCCGAGGTTCTTGTGTCTGACATAAGTTAAAAGGCCTCCGAGGTGGGTGGCTCACAATTAAACAGCGTGGGGCTGGGTTTGAATCTCCTTTGACCAGCCCTATTGCTGTACCCACCTATACCTAATCTTCATTCGGTTTTCCAAGATGCTAAAGTATTACTTTAATCCGGCTAAGGTCGTGCAAATCCCGAGCCTATTTTTTTACCCATAGCGCTTTTTTTATTAATAACCATTCATTACGTTATATTTATATATGGTTACATGATAAACAATATAGATTTAAAATCAAATTTAATAAAAAAGAAATACCCTAATGGTATACAATATTTAATTCAAAGGTTTCGAAGACCATATCCCACACAATTAGAATACATTAGACGACTAGACGATGAATACAAAATCATCAATCAAAAGGGCTTTGTCAAAACCTTTCATCGTGTTTGTGATTTATTAGATTTAATCAAAGATAAAAACATCCCTCATGTATTAAGGGGTTCTGCAGCAAGTTCACTTGTGTGTTATCAATTAGGCATATCTGATATCAACCCTATTGAACAAAACATACCATTGACAAGATTCATGAACTTCTGTAGGGATACACAACCCGATATAGATTTGGATGTTCCTCATTGGATACGAGATAATTTAATTCAAGACTTTCACGAAATACATCCTAATAAAGTCGCACGAATTAGCAATAAAGTAATGTACAAACCCAAGTCCGCAATGCGAGAAGCAATTCGTAAGTTTGGTTATCGTAAGTTCGTTCCTCGTAACTACAAACTCAAAGATATCTTTCCTGATGTCACTAGACAAAAACAAGTCAAACAATACGCAAAGTCACTAATAGGTCAACAACGACAATGGTCATTACATTGTGGTGGATTAATTGTATTCAATGATAAAGTCCCTCAAGACCTTTGGTTGGATAAATCACGAAAACAAATCATACTTGACAAATATGACGTAGAAGAACAAAATTTAATCAAAATAGATTTACTGTGTAATCGTGGATTATCACAATTATGGGAGTTAAGTTCTAAGCCTGTGGCAGATTATCCCATAGACGACAAGTTAGCCTCAGAGGTATTGTGTCGAGGTGATGTATTGGGATTGACTCAAAGTGAATCAAGAACCATGAGAAAAACTGTATTGGCTTTACAACCCAAAAACGTATATGACATGGCTTTGGCATTAGCATTGATACGACCAGCAGCTGCTGATGGTGGTAGAAAAGCAGCTTTCTTTCGTAGTGGTGGTAAAGGTAAAAGACAAATCATAACCGATGAAGACGCAATAGAATACATATCAGATTCCATAGGTTGTTCAATGGACTTCGCCGATAAATATAGACGAGGATGGAGTAAACAAAATCCTGTTGTCATCAAAGAGTTCATGGATAAGTTAAATTCCAAACAAACTCAAAACATCAGAATGGATATAATCAAAGAATTAAAACACTCACCAAAGTATAGTTACTGTCGTGGACATGCCTTGTCTTATGGACAATTAGTATGGGCTTTGGCATATTGGAAAGCCAGAAACCCACAAGAATTTTGGAAAGCAACAATTAAACATTGTCATTCAAGTTATCGTAAATGGGTTCATAAACGACAAGCATTACTTAATGGTGTTTACTTTCGAAATAAAATAAATGGTTCACCTCAAAGACAATTCGAGAAAACTGGTTGGTGGGATTCACCTGATTTTTTATCTAGTGAATTTGGATGTGAGGAAAGTGGTGGAGTAACATACTTTCACGGATTAGTTGCTAACTCAAGAACAATCTACAGATACAAAAAGAAACTTATCTTGATGTCCATAGGTGTGGGTAATGACAAGTATGTTGATTTAATCATTGATAAAAAAATATTCAAAGGTGGTAAACAATGGATATATGTTACGGGTTGTGGATTAACTAAAAGACAATTCAACTCAGAGTTCATTGAGGTTTCTCATTTGTTACCATAGGTTAAATTAGATTTTTAACTCTCTTATATTTACTTATGTAAGCGATAGTTAAAAACCACATAAGTAGGAGAAGAGCAATGAGAATCTTGATGTGTTTGTTACTCATGGGCTCATTGATAGCCCAAAACTTACCCGTTGGTAAGAGTCAATATCCTAAAGTAAAGAAACCTTTTAATCTCAGTTACTATGATGTTAAGCATTTAGATACAGTATCTTTTGTTGGTAATGTATTAGTAGAGTTTACTGTAGATACAGAAGGTAAAGTTACAGAACCCAATATAGTAGATACTTTTAATATCAAGTTAAACGAAACGATAATCGATAAAGTAATGTGTTTAGAATTTAAACCTGCGTTACAAAATGGAAGACCTGTTAGAGTTAGATATAAGTTACCTATATTATTTAAATAAAGTTTATAACCGAAGGGATGGCACAAGTAGGTATGCCATCCCTTTTTATCTTTACCTACTTACGAAATAAACCCACCAACACCAATAAAGCGACAAGTCCAGCAAATCCGGACTCACCGAATTTGTTGATAATTGATGTTAGGTTTCCAATAACATTCACACCAAAGATACCAGTACCGAATATGACTTCGCCAATAGCACCTATGGCAACAAAGGACATGAGTAAATGAGCTAAGTCATCTACATATCCTTTGACCGTTGTTATTACTTCCTTCATGTTTATTCTCCGTTAGTTAAAGGAAAAAGGTAGGAGACTTTCCCCTACCATTAATAAATAACTAAAAATTGTTGTAAAAAACACTTGACATGAATATATTTTTTTTCGTATATTATGGTAATTAAATAGAAAAGGTTATTTAAATGATAGCAGAATATTTTTTAATGGGAGTTATAGCACCTTCTTTTCTTAACTTAATACATCTGGCTTTAGGTGTGTATGTTGTGGTTGCTAGAGGTAGTGTTATGTCATTAGGATTTACTGGTATAAGTTTTCTAACTAAGTCTATGGGTATGATATTTTTTACTTGGTTAGGAATTTCTGTTATGGAATTAGACTTCAGAATCTATGTTCCAATACTCACATTCTTTTGGTTTTTCTCTCACATAGCAGAAGCATTTGTAATACAACATTACATACAACAGAATGTGCCACAGAGTTTACAAAAGATGCAAGTCAAATGAGTAATGAATTATTAGCTATTATTATTGCTGTTTGTATTTTTATTCCAACGGTATTGTTTTATCACTTTGTAATTGTTGATAACTATTTGGATAAATACTTACCGGCTACATTCAAGAGTTTATTCTCAAACGGTAATCCAAGAAATTTAAATAAGAAAAATGAAAAAGATAAGACATAGTAAATTACCGATAACTCTGATATCGGATGACCATCTAACAACTGATTTTCTGAAAGCTATACAAATCCAAATGGAAGAATACAGTTGGGATGATTGGATTGATGAGGACGGTAAATGGTTTACATTTTGGAATAAGTCAAACCCAAATCAATTGGAGTTATTTTGAAGATAACATTACGACAAAGATATTTATTTAATGAGTCTAAACCTATGATTCAGATTAAAGGCTCAGACGATTGGTATCAATGGGACGAATGTGATTTAAGTGATTGTCCACCATATAGATTACCTGGTAGTATGACAGCACACGGTAAGTTTCCAACATATAAGTATGAAGAGCTACCAACAGTTTTCAAAGATATAAATGGAAACGAACATGATATCGAAGATATAATTGCTTATAGGAGTAGTAAATGATATATATATTTATAGGAGTGTTATTTATGATATTACTTATGCAAATAAATAACGGTTGGAAATGGAAGTAAATGGCTTATAATTATTTTAAAGGTATACCAGAGTTACCATCTTTTGCGAGAGAAAAAAGAAAACGACCACCGATGGTTGCGGTTGTTGATGAAGATAACTGCACAGGTTGTCAGGCATGTGTTCCCTTTTGTCCTGTTGATTGTATTGAACCAGTTGCATCTGATAAATACGATTGGCCAGTTATACCACCAGTGCAAGTTAGGTTTAATGAATGTACTGGTTGTCAAGTTTGTGCCAGAGTTTGTACAAAATTTACTTGGGATGCTATAAGAATGTTTAAGACAGATAAGTTTGAAGAGTTATATACAATGGAGATAGATTGAAAACAAAAGTTTTATTATTATTTTTATTTTTAATTGGTTGTAGTGAAAAATCAATACAACCTAAAACTTACGAGATAACAGATGAGGTTACTGGTAAAACTTATTTATTAAGAAAAATACCAAAGTTAAAAAAGAGTGTAGTTTATTGTCACAAACATAAGGAAAATGTTGTTGTTTGGGTTGACTGGCACATACATCAAACACCAGAGTATACTTACAGATTTGATACATTCGAAAACTATTTAGAGAAAACTTGGGTGGAAAGACACTATGGTTATAAAATAAACAATGATAAAAATGACTAAGGGGTTGTGGCAAAAATTTAGAGAGTGGATAGTAATTAGACAATCTGCGAAATTTTCAAAAGAACTAAAAAAGAAAAACTATAAACCAAGAGAGCCTTGGGATGTAGGAATATGGAAATAAAAAAAACAACATAGGAGGCAACATGCTTGAATTAGGAATAGCAACTGCTGTATTATTTTTAACGTTTTGGTTTTACAGAGAAGACTTTAGGAATTGGTAATGAAGAAGTCTACATTATCTATACTACACATAGTAATAGCAATATTAGCATTTGCGTTTGGTGTTAGTCTTAAAGGACAAGCTTATCCAAATGCTAACACACCTTTGGAAATGGTGCCGTATCGTTTAGTTCCAAGTGATGACTTACAATGTAATATTGAGATTGAGATAATTGAGCCAGCAAGTTTCAACAATATGGTTGAAGTTTACTCTGATGAGATTAGAGAGATACTGAGGGAAAGGATAGTGTTTGAGATAGTCAATCCACACTCTGCTAGTGAGATGTTCATAATAGATGAAAGATATTATTATCTAATTAGACTACCAAATACAGGTGAGTTATGGCACAGACCATATCTGAGGTCAGATTGGAGATGAAAAAAAAATACTCAGAAGCTGGAAAAGGTGATAAAAGTAGAGTGAAAGATAAAAAGAAATACGATAAGAACTACGATAGGATATTCAAACCGAAGATGTCGGACTTTCCGATACCCACCACCAAAGTGATAAAGAGTAAAAAACGCAAATCACGACAGCAAGAAAAAATTGATTTAAAGAAAGAAATTGCTTGACTTATATACATTTTCTTTTTTATATTTAGACCTAAGAAAAGGAAAAGAAAATGAAATCTAAACAACTTAAAAACAAACTTTGGAAAAACAAGGTTGTTTTCTTCAATGGTTTTCAAGCAAAAGCCGTTGATGTAAAAGGTGGTAAAGTGAAGAATGATACTTGGGTAAAACTCAAGACCAAGCTTCAGTTTCTCAATGGTAAAACTAAATGGGTAGATTTTAACCTTGTAGCGTGGGGTTAAAATGAATAAGAAAACGGTTATATTTGACTTGGATGGAACTCTTGCTAATATTGATGTTAGGAGAGACAAGTCTATGAAACCCAATGGTAAGTTAGATTGGAATATATTTGCAGCACCTGATTCTATTATGAATTGGGATACACCTAATGTTCCGGTTATTAAAATGGCTCAACTATTTAAAAACGATGGTTTCAATATAGTTATATTTAGTGGAAGAAACGATAGAGGTTTCTTTGCTACTAGAGATTGGTTAAAGATACATAATGTTCCTTACGACCTTTTAGTGATGAGACCAGATAAGTTTCAATCTAAGGCATGGCCGATTGCACATGGTAATCCAGCCACACCAGATATGAGATTTATGCCAGATGAAATTTTAAAGAAAGCTATGTTAGATACTTTTGTAGACATCAACGATGTGTTTCTTGTTGTTGATGACAGAGACAAGGTTGTGAAGATGTGGAGAGACTTAGGTCTTAACACCTTTCAAGTAGCGCCTGGTGATTTCTAATTAATGGGGCTGTAGTTCAGTTGGGAGAACGCCTCCCTTGCACGGAGGAAGTCGCTGGTTCGAGTCCAGTCAGCTCCACTAAAATGTGGTGGTGCCCGAATGGTTAAGGGGGTGGATTGCAAATCCATTATTTGTGAGTTCGATTCTCACCCACCACTCAAGGAAAATAAATGCCATTAAGTAGATTTGGTAGACGACACAAACATACCTTTGGTAGAAAAAAAGAAGAGTGGGACGGTGACTTCAGAAAACCACCAAAACCAGATTCTTATTATGTTTCGGAAAAAGGAATATGTCGATGGTGTGGTTATAAAATTATAGAGAATGATGTTCACAACATAAGAAAGACTTGGCACGAAAAGTGTGCCACACAATACATGATTATCTATCATTCTGGTGAAGCTAGAAAACACATATGGTTACGAGATAGAGGTAAGTGTAATAGTTGTGGTGAACAATGCACTAGAAGAGGTTGGGACTTAGATCATATCAAACCATTGATGGAACAAAAGGGTAAAACCGAAAAGGAATTGGATTGGTCTTATTATTGGTTGGATAATATGCAAACGCTATGTAAACCTTGTCACAAAGAAAAGACCAAACAAGATAGAAAAAATAATAAAAAAAATGCTTGACACATATAGTATTTTATTAGTAGCTTTAGCTGTAAATAAAGGAGTTAATTAATGGTTTTAAAAAACTTAAATAGTGTTGGAAATGTTATCGATGAAAACGGTGTGACTTATCCAATGTTAGCCGATGGTGGATATGACATCTTTGCTGGTGTTCACATCGATGACATCGATAATGAAGATTTCTTCGATGCTCTTAGTCAAGACGACATAGACACCATAGAAGATGTTTTAGGTAATCCGACCGATAATTTATTGGAGCAAACGGCAGAACAATATTATGCTATGAGAGCGGAGTTAGCTTATGGCATATGATAAAAACTCAACTATCGATTTTTGGGATGCTGTAAATAACCTAATGTCAGGCATCAAAGATGATTATTATAATTGGACTAATCCTAATGGTGTCGAAGGGACTATCAAAGATATTAAGTTAAGGGGTATTCAAGACTTTAACGAAAGTCTTAATATCAAAGTTGGTAGGAAATATACTAAGGTTCTACAAGGTAATTCAGTTTGGGGTTTCATTGCTAATCAAGATGGGACTCATAAAGGTATACCTCACAGAAAAGGTGATGTGTTCAAAGCTGCTGGTTGGAGAGCACCTGCTAAGTGGGCTAGAGGAAATATCTTTGACGGTGGTAAGTTCTACAGATGGACAGGTCCCAATTACTTAGTATGATGAGACAACAACTAATAGATTATATCATCGACAAGTTCGATGGTAGCATAGTGGAAGACAACAAATGGCGTGTCAATGGTTCTAATGGTAATCACTATTGGGTTGAATGGCATCCCTTTCACAAACACTACAGTTGTGGTTGTAAAGGGTATGCCTTTAGAAAGTCTTGTAGACATATCAAAGAGTTAAGTAATACGTTCAAAAAAAATATTTTTGCAAATAATGCTTGACTTATATTGTTTTTATTTGTAGCTTTAACTGTGAAAAAAAGGAAAAACATGAAGAACTTAAACGGTTATTGGGTTAATAAAAGAAGTGGTACTATTCACCATGTTCTACAAGATACCGATTGGAGTGGTAATCCTACACTATGGGCTAATACTTGTAATCTTAGGTGGGAAAGAAGTTATCACTTCAGAGGTGATGCGGTTCAGAGATTTCTAAAAAACTATGACTTTGTTTGTAGTAATCCTACAAATGATTTCTTCGTTGATGTCTTAGCTAATAGAAGACTAAAAGATGACTACTCTTGGGGTAGGAAAACCAATGGTAGGGTTGGTATCACTAAGGATGATTTTTTCAGTAAAGTAAAAGGAGTCAATTAATATGACATATGTGTATGAATACGTTGTTGGTAATGACAACGTTAAAGTTGAATACTGCCATAGCAGTGTTTCAGACTCAATCAAAGTGGTTGAGATGTGGGTTAATGGTAAGTTTC